TGCTGATGGTAAACTGTATTTCAAAAATTCGTCAAATGCAATTCAATCCTTCACAAACGACTCTTCGCTCGTTACCTTAACTGGTACACAAACCCTCACCAACAAAACCCTCACATCACCAACTTTAACTGGTGGTACGATCAACAACACCATAATTGGTGGTTCAACTCCAGCTGCAGGTTCTTTCACCACTTTAACAGCGAGTAGTACAATAACTGCTTCTGGAATTGTTAGTGGTTCAGAATTAACTTCAACTCTGGCAAGTGGTGACGAGGGTGGACAGATAAATTTAGCAAAGCCACCAAACGCCACGATAGCTGCTGGAGTCACGATTGATGTATGGCAAAATAGATTAAGATTTTTTGTACAAGGTGGTGATGCTCGTGGCGCATATATTGACTTATCAGCTGCAAGTGCAGGTGTAGGCACTAATCTTATATCAACATCTGGCGGTGGTACATTAACTTCGATTACTGCTGGTACTGGTTTAACTGGTGGAACAATTACAACTTCTGGTACTATCGCAATCGATACTTCCGTTGTTGCGACATTAACTGGTACTCAGACATTAACCAATAAGACTCACGATAATACTAATAGTTATGTCACTAAATCGTCGTTGTTTACACTTCAAGACGCAACTGATACAACTAAACAAGCAGTATTTTCTTTGTCTGGTATTACAACTGCCACAACTAGAACATATACTCTTCCAAATGCAAGCACTACATTAATTGGTGCAGCTGGTGGAACTTTTAGTGGTGGTGTAACTTTTTCTAGCGCAACGAATTATTTTGGTAACTCTACTGCTACAGGAACAACAGAACTTGCTAGTGGAGCAACAGTTTCGGCTTCTACTAAAACAGTTAATATTGGTACTGGTGGTCTTACTGGTTCAACAACTACAATGGCTATCGGTTCCACATTTGGAACTACTGTAACAGCAAATGGAACTTGGACATATTCAACTCCACTAGCAAACTCAAACTTAGCAAATTCTGCAATAACTATTAATGGTACTTCCATCAGTTTAGGTAGTTCTGGATCAATTACTACTACTGCTATTACTGAAGGAACGAACCTTTACTATACTGATGCAAGAGCAAGAGCAGCTCAATCAGCTGGTACTGGTATTTCTTATAATAGTACTACTGGTGTTATTAGCACTGTTCAAGATATTGCGACAACTGCTTCACCAACATTCGCTGGATTATCAACTACTGGAACTTTAACAGTTGGTGGCGATTTAGTTGTTAACGGAACAACTACTACTGTTAACTCTACTACAATAACAGTTGACGATAAAAATATTGAGTTGGGATCTGTAGCTACCCCAACAGATATTACTGCCAATGGTGGTGGTATTACATTAAAAGGTAGCACTGACAAGACCTTTAACTGGGTTTCTTCTACTGCATCTTGGACTTCTTCAGAGAATTTAGATTTAGCATCTGGTAAAACATTTAAAATTAATGGTTCAGATGTATTGACATCTAGTCAAGTATTGGGTAAAACTCTACCTTCTGGAACTGTTGTTGGTACTACAGATTCACAGACGCTTACAAATAAAACACTAACAAGCCCAACGATAAATAATGCTACAGTAAATAATTTAATAATCACTGGAACTTTAACAGCAGGTGGTGGAGTAGGAACTGCTGGACAAATTCTTCAGTCTACTGGAACTGGTGTTGAGTGGACGAGCGCAGCTGGCTCTGATCCAGCTGATATAATGTATTTTAATATATTAAGTAGAGTTGGTGAAGTACAAGCAAAGCTAACTTCGCTTTTGCAGAATTATTTAGATTTCGACAATCAAACATTTAGAACTCCAGTTGGATTTGTTGACACGAGAACACAAACTATTAATGTAACAGGATAAACCATGGCAAATAGAATTCCTTTAATTATCGATTCAACATCGAAACGAATAAAAGAATTACCTTCTGGAGATAACTTAGATCTTACAGGAAATGGTATTTCTGCAGTTCGTGATATTATTCCAGAAACAGATGTAACATATAACTTAGGTTCTGCAACTAAGAGATGGAACTCTCTTTATGTTTCTGGAAACACAATTTTTGTTGGTACTGCGAGCATCTCAGTTAACGCAAGCAACATTCAAATTGGTATCGGTGCGAATACTGCAACTATTCCTGTAGCTTCTTCCCAAACTTTTGCCACTTTAAGTGGGTCAGAAACATTAACAAACAAGACAATCAATTTAGCAAATAATACACTAACTGCAACTAGTGCACAAATTCTTGCTGCTGTTTCTGACGAAACTGGTTCTGGTGTTTTGGTATTTAATACTAGCCCTACTCTTGTAACTCCAATTCTTGGAACTCCGCAGTCTGTTACATTGACAAACGCTACTGGCTTACCAGTTTCAACTGGTATCTCTGGTTTAGGTACTGGCGTCGCTACTTTTTTAGCTACACCATCTTCTGCAAATTTAGCTGCAGCATTAACTGATGAAACTGGTTCTGGCTCTGTAGTATTCAGCGCATCGCCAACATTTACTGGTACTGCAAATTTTGCAGCGATTGGAACAACTGGGAATGCAACAGTTGGTGGTAACTTAACAGTTACTGGTGATTTCATTGTCAATGGAACTACAACTACTGTTAACTCTACTACAATAACAGTTGATGATATTAATATCGAATTAGGTTCTGTAGCTACACCAACTGATATTACAGCCAATGGTGGTGGTATTACTCTTAAGGGTACTACAGATAAGACTATCAGTTGGTCTTCAATCGGTTGGACTTCTTCTGAAGATTTTAACCTTGCTACGGGTAAATCGTTTGAAATTAATGGAACTTCTGTTTTATCATCCACAACATTAGGTTCTGGTGTTATTAATTCTTCGTTAACATCGGTTGGTACTATTGCTACTGGTACTTGGCAAGGTACTATCGTTAGTCCAACTTATGGTGGCACTGGTGTTAACAACGGAACTAAGACTATCACTCTTGGTGGTAACTTAACAACTTCTGGTGCATTTAATACTACATTAACTGCAACAGCCAATACTACAGTAACACTACCAACTACTGGAACTCTTTCTACTTTAGCTGGTACAGAAACACTAACAAATAAAACAATCGCTGCTGGTTCAAATACTATTAGCGGATTAACCAACGCAAACCTTTCTGGTTCTGCTGGTATCACTAATGCAAACTTAGCGAATAGTTCTATTACTGTTGGCAATACTGCTATTTCTCTGGGTGCTTCAAGTACTACACTTGCTGGTTTAACTTCTGTTACATCAACATCTTTTGTTGGTGCTTTAACTGGTAATGCTTCTACTGCAACAACTCTTGCAACAGCAAGAGCAATCAATGGCGTAAACTTTGATGGTAGTGCTGCAATTACAATCACTGCCAATACCACTAACGGATTAACAATTGGTACTGGTCTTTCTGGAACTTCATTCAATGGTTCTTCAGCTGTCACTATAGCAATCGATTCTACTGTTGCTACTTTAACTGGTACTCAAACTCTTACCAACAAATCATTGGGTGGATTTGATCAAAAGACTGGTTCTACTAGCATCGCCAATAATGCAGTTGCTCAAGCATCAGTTGCAACAATTACTCAGACTGCAGTCGATACATTCGCAGCAGCGACTTATCGTTCAGCTAAGTATGTTATTCAAATTACACAAGGATCAAATTACCAAGTTGAAGAAATTCTAGTTATACATAACGGAACAACCACTACATTAACCAATTATGCTGTTATGAACACCAATGGCATTCTAGGAACTTTTGCAACAGATATTAGTGCAGGTAATGTGCGTTTATTGGTAACAATGAATTCTGCAACAGCTGCAACAATAAATATAACAAGAACGACAATAGTTGTATAATTTCAAATTAACTCGTGGATAGGGAAACGGGATGGCAAACGAATTCATAGTAAAAAATGGTCTAATCGCACCAAATGTGCAGGTTTCTGGTTCATCATCAGGAATAACTACACTAAACGCTGCAGCCACTGCATCTGGTACATTAACACTTCCAGCAGCAACTGATACTCTACTTGGTAGAGCAACAACTGATACTTTAACTAATAAAAGTATTAGTGGATCTACCAACACTCTAACAAACATCCCAAACTCTGCGTTAACCAATTCAACCATATCTGGTGTTGCTCTTGGTAGTAACTTAAACGCATTAACGATTGGAACTGGTTTAAGTGGAACTTCATATAATGGTTCTTCTGCTGTAACAATCGCACTTACAAGCACTGGTGTTACTGCTAGTTCTTATGGTTCTTCTACAGCAGTTCCAGTTTTAACTATTGATGCACAAGGACGAATTACTGCAGCATCCACAGCAACAATCTCTGGTGCTTTAACTTTCACTGGTGATGTTACTGGATCAGGTACAACAGGAACTTCTACTGCATTAACTCTGGCATCCTCAGGTGTTACTGCTGGCACTTATACTAAGATTACAGTTGATGCTAAAGGTCGTGCCACTGTAGGTGCTTCTGCTACAACTACCGATATTGCTGAAGGTACTAACTTATATTACACAGATGCTCGTGCAAGAGCATCAAACTCAGCTGGTACTGGCATTTCTTATAACAGTTCTACTGGTGTTATCAGCACTGTTCAAGATATTGCAACCACAGCTTCCCCAACATTCGCTGCTGTTACTACAACTGGTAATGGATCTGTTGGTGGCAATTTAACAGTTACTGGTGACTTAACTGTTAATGGAACCACAACTACTGTTAACTCAACAACACTAACTGTTGACGATAAAAATATTGAATTGGGTTCTATCGCTAGCCCATCAAATGCAACTGCAGATGGTGGTGGTATCACTCTTAAGGGTGCTACAGATAAAACCTTTAACTGGGTAAACGCTACTGGTGCTTGGACATCATCTGAAGATATAGCATTAGCAGCGGGTAAAGATTTAGTCCTTGCTGGGTCAACATCTGGAACTGTTAGATTAGAAGCAACTGCTACAGCTGGAACAACTACTATTGTTTTCCCTGCTACATCTGGAACTGTTGTAACAACAGGTGATACTGGTTCTGTAACCAATACAATGTTGGCAGGTTCCATTGCTACATCTAAGATTACTGGTTTGGCAGCATCTGCTACAACAGATACAACAAACGCTGCAAATATTACTAGTGGAACATTACCTAATGCAAGATTAAGTGCCATTCCTAACTCTGCTCTGGCAAGTAGTTCTGTAACTGTTGGTACTACTGCGATTGCTTTAGGTGATTCTTCAACAACTCTAGCTGGTTTAACATCGGTTACTTCTACTTCTTTCGTTGGCGCATTAACTGGTAATGCATCTACTGCAACAACTCTTGCAACAGCAAGAAATATTGCTGGTGTTTCATTTAATGGTTCTGCTGATATATCTTTATCATTGGCAACTGGTCATACCGATGTTGCTATTACTTCTCCAGCAAATAATCAGCTATTAGTTTATAATTCTACAACTGGTAAGTGGACAAACACTTCTGGTATTACTGGTCCAACTGGTCCAACTGGTCCAACTGGTCCAACTGGTACTGCAGGTACTAACGGATCTCCTGGTCCAACTGGTCCAACAGGAACTGCTGCAACAGTTACTGTAGGAACGACAACTACAGGTCCAGCTGCAGTAACAAACAGCGGAACAACAAGTGCTGCGATTTTAAACTTTACTGTACCACAAGGTCCAACTGGTCCAACAGGTCCAACAGGTCCAACTGGTCCAACTGGTCCAACTGGTACTGCAGGTACTAACGGATCTCCTGGTCCAACAGGTCCAACAGGTCCAGCAGGTCCAACAGGTCCAACAGGTGCTGCTGGATCAGTTGATAATACCGATAGAACATTAAAGTCTTTGAGATTCACTGGTGTTGGTGGTGACTCTGGTAATGGATCGGTGTTTGATTCGTATGCTATTTATCAACAAGGTGGTTCTTGGACTCACCCATATCCAGACTTATGTATCGGTTACCACACTGGTATTAAGATTGGTGCGAGTTCTGGTTATAACGGCATAAGATTCTATAATAACTCAGATTGGGCGACACAAACATTTTCAGTGAATGATGGTGATAATAATACCAGAGCATATTATGCAATATACGCTAATGCTTCTGATGAACGTCTAAAAGAAAATGTTTTAAAGATTCCAAACGCATTAAATAAAGTTTTATCTATTGATGGGGTAACATTCGATTGGATGGATAAAACTAAAGATTATGGATTCGTACCATCAGAGAAACATGAAGTTGGAGTTCTTGCTCAACAAATTCAAAAAGTTCTTCCAGAAGCAGTCACTCAAGCCCCATTTGACTATGATTACGTTGAAGGAAAAGCAGTATCTAAATCTGGTCAGAATTTCTTAACAGTTAAGTATGAAAAACTTGTTCCTCTTTTAATTGAAGCTATTAAAGAGCAACAAAAACAAATTGAAGAATTAAAGGAGATTGTCAATGCTAAAATTTAATTGTAAAGTTGTTGGAGGTAATATCCCCGAAGGTGAGTTTGTTATTGTTGAGGTAGATGCAGAAAATGCTGGATATGCATTACCATTAGCAATTGTTAACCATCCTGGATCATTCGTTTTGGAAATAACACAAGTCAGTTAATATAAATACATTTGAAAGTATATATTATGAGAGGTGAATGGGTTTATAATGAGAACTTTTATACCAAAAAAGTTTGCGATTATATTATACAAAATGCATTAAAAATTGAACCTGAAAAACCTACATTAGGGTATGAAGGTAAAGTGACTGATGATAAGTATAGAAGAAGCGATATTCGTTGGATAAAACCTGATAATACAGATTTTCAATTTCTATTTGATGATTATTGGAGATTTGCTTTATCAGTTAATAAAGATTGGTTTGGTTTTAATATCAATAGCCTTCCATATTTGCAGTTTACTGAATATGATGAAAGTTATCAAGGTGAATACAAATCGCATCAAGATGTATTCTGGATTAACTCTTCTTCAAATCATAGAAAGTTGACTAGCATTATTCAGTTATCTGACGAAACGACATACGAGGGTGGAGATTTAATTTTAGAAAATGTTTCTGAATCTCCTCCAGAAAAAATTAAAAACCAAGGAACTATGTTAACATTTCCTTCTTTTATTTACCATAGGTTAACTCCTGTAACAAAAGGAAAACGATATAGTTTAGTTGGGTGGTTCGAAGGACCAAAATTTACATAAGAGAAAATTATGGCTATTGTAACATCAAGACAAGGACTTAAAGAGTATGCACTAAGAGCACTTGGTGCACCTGTGCTTGAAATAAACGTAGACGAAGACCAACTAGAAGATCGCATCGATGAAGCATTAGAATATTGGAAGTTATATCATTATGAAGGTATTGAACGAGTTTATCTAAAACATACTGTCACTTCAACCGATATTACAAACAAATACATTCCTATTGCAGATGCAGTTTATGGAATCACACGTGTGATTCCTGTATCACAGACATCCTCTTCTAAAAGTCTTTTTGATGTTCAATATCAACTTCGTTTACATGATTTATATGATCTAACTTCAACCTCAATGATTTATTACAAAACCGTAATGTCTCATATCGCTTTACTTGATATGGAACTAAATGGTCCACAGATGTTTAGATTTAATCGTTTACAAAATAGATTAAATATAGATTTAAAATGGGGTGAGGATGTAAAGGTAGGAAACATTATTGTTTGCGAAGCGTATCGTGCTTTAGATCCAACTGAATTTTCAAGAGCATGGAATGAATCTTGGTTAAAGAAATATGTTACTGCGCTATTTAAAAAGCAATGGGCAACAAACATCAAAAAGTTTTCAGGAATTCAGCTTCCAGGTGGAGTCACTTTGGATGGCGATAAATTGTATGACGAAGCAGTAGGAGAAATTAAAGAGTTAGAAGACGAATTGCAAAATAAATCTGCTCCACTCGATTTCTTCCTAGGATAACATGACTACAACTAATGTTTATTTTTCTCATGGAACAAAAAATGAGCAGTATCTTGTAGAAGATCTGATCATCGAGTCTCTGCGCATTTATGGGCAAGAGGTTTATTATATTCCAAGAACTCTAGTTTCAAAAGATAACGTATTGGGCGAAGATCGCCTATCAGAATTTAAAAGTGCATTTCCTGTAGAAATGTATTTTGAAAACATAGACAACTTTGGTGGTCAAGGTGCGTTTATTCAGAAATTTGGTTTAATGATGGAACAGTCTGCAACCCTAGTAGTTGCGAGACGTCGCTGGGAACAATTTATTGGTCGTTATGGTGTAACCACTATTCCATCTCGTCCATGCGAGGGAGACTTAATTTATTTCCCATTATCAAAAGGATTGTTCGAAGTTAAGTTTGTTCAACACCAAGATCCATTCTATCAGCTTGGTAAACTGTATGTTTACAAATTACAAGTTGAATTGTTCCAATATAGTTCTGAACGTATTGATACTGGAGTTAAACCGATTGATGCATTTGAAACACTAAAAACATTTACAACTAACATTACTAGAACTGAATCTGGAAGTATTGTTAAAGTAAACATAACAAATCAAGGAACTGGATATACAACAATTCCAGATGTTATTGTTACAGGTGGTGGAGGTAAAGGTGCTAAATTGTCAGCAATTGTAACTAATAATAAAGTTACTGGCGTAAATATTATTGATGCTGGAACTGGATATAATTCAGCTCCAACTTTAACAATTTCTGGACCAACTGGAACAGGTGCCATAGCAACTGCTGTTGTTGAAGCAGATATTGATAAACCAGATTCATTCGGCGACAATAATACATTTAAAGAAGAAGCATCAGATATATTATTTTCTGAAACGAATCCATTTGGCGAGGTTCAATAATGTTAAGTGGAAGTGTATATTATCACGGAATTATTCGCAAAAGTATTGTAGCTTTTGGACGTTTGTTTAGCGACATTTATATCGATCGTAAACAAGGTGATTCTGTTACTGGAACAACTGTTCAAAGATTACAGGTTCCTCTGGCGTATGCTCCAAAGGAAAAATGGTTAGTTCGTATAGAACAAGATCCAGAATTATCAAACAATACATATACTACATTACCACGTATGTCTTTCGAGATTACTGGGTATACTTATGATTCGGTTAGAAAAATTAACCGTATGCAAAAAATTACATGTGGTTCAGGTTTGGAATCGATGAGTTATGTTTATACTCCTGTGCCATATAATATAGATATATCATTGTATGTGTTGACGAAAACCCAAGAAGATGGTTTACAAATTATTGAGCAGATTCTTCCAACATTTACACCTGAATATACGCTAGCAGTTAAAACTGTTCAGGATATGAATATTGTTTTAGATGTTCCTATCATTTTAAATAGCGTTTCTGTTCAAGATGATTATGATGGAGATTTTCAGACTCGTCGTTTTGTAACACATACTTTAAACTTTACATTAAAGACTAGCCTTTTTGGTCCTGTTTCTGGTCAAGGAGTTATTACTCAAGTTAATGCCAATGTTGGGCAAAATGAAGACTTCAGTAATCCGAACAGAGTCTACGTTGCAGAAGGAGATTCAGCGACTGCAACAGTTAGCCAGGAAAATTGGGAAGATAATTTCTAAAAATGGTTAAAATATATAATGCTAATGCGAACTTAAAAGCTGCTGGAGTAACAGTTCAATTCACTCCAGAGAATGTTCAAGAGTATTTAAAGTGTCGTGATGATCCAATTTATTTTATAGAGAACTACTGTCAGATTGTTTCTCTTGATAAGGGTTTAATTCCCTTTAAATTATACGATTGTCAAAAAGAAAAAGTTAAAGTTATTCATGAGAATCGCAGAGTGATTCTTATGGAAGGAAGACAGCAGGGTAAAACAACTACTTCCGCTGCATATATTTTGTGGTATACATTATTTCAAGATAACAAGACAGTTGCTATTCTTGCAAACAAAGCAACTGCTGCTCGAGAAGTTTTATCTCGTTATCAGTTAATGTATGAAGGATTACCACTCTGGTTGCAACAAGGTGTTACCACTTGGAATAAGGGTGACATTGAATTAGAAAATGGTAGTAAAGTATTTACTGCTGCAACATCTGCTTCTGGTATTCGTGGTAAATCTGTTAACTTACTGTACGTTGACGAAACTGCGATTATTCCAAATACAGTTGCCGAAGAATTCTTTACATCAGTTTACCCAACTATTTCTGCTGGTGAAACTACCAAGATTCTTTTAAGTTCTACACCACTCGGTTACAATCATTTCTGGAAGTTCTGGAATGATGCTGAGAAAGGTAGAAACGGATTTGTTCCATTATTCATTCCTTACTGGAAAATTCCAGGACGTGATGATAAATGGGCAGCTGAGCAAAAAGCCATGCTCGGCGAGTTAAAATATAACCAAGAAGTTTTATGTAAGTTCTTAGGTTCTAGTTTAACTTTAGTCAATGCTGATGTGATTGCAAAGATGTCTGTTGCAGTTCCTATATTCAGCAAAGATGGTTTAGATCTATATGAAAATCCGCAAGAAGGACATACTTATGTGTTGGTAGCGGATACAGCGAAAGGTGTTGGTGGAGATTATTCTGCTTTCACTATTGTCGATATCACGGAAGTTCCTTATAGACTTATCGGTAAATATCGAAGAAATGATATTAGTCCATTGATGTATCCTAGTGTAATTTATCACGTGGCTACTCAATTTAATCAAGCATTCGTTTTAGTTGAAATTAACTCTAGCGAACAGGTTCCATACATTTTACATCATGAATTAGAATATGAAAATTTAGTCTTTGTGAATAGAAGCACAGGGTTCCAAACTGTTACTGGTGGCTTTGGTGGCGGACAGACTCAATTAGGCGTAAATACAGATAAAAAGGTTAAAAGAACTGGTTGTCATAATTTCAAAGCGTTATTAGAGGAAAATAAGTTAATTATCGAAGACGCAGATATTATATCAGAAATTTCAACTTTTATTGAAAAACGCAATTCTTATGAAGCAGATGAGGGGTATCATGATGATATGGTTATGTCTTTGGTTCTGTTTTCTTGGCTAACTTCTACGAGTTATTTTAAAGACCTAAATAATGTAAACCTAAGACAAATTATGTATGAGAAAAAGATTAAAGCGATGGAAGAAGAACTTACCCCATTTGGCTTTTATGATAATGGGGATACAAGAGAGAAACCACTATTAAACTTTTGAAATTGCGGTTTCAATAAATAAATTAGTGCTTTCAAGTGCTCCTCGAAGCAAAACAGAATAACATGTAATAAGGAGAATTACAATGCCTTTTCAATTAAGTCCTGGCGTTGCAGTTGTAGAAAAAGACTTTACCTCTATTGTTCCAGCAGTTTCGACTTCTGCTGGTGCTTTTGCTGGAGTGTTCCAGTGGGGTCCAGTTTTACAACCTGTAACCATTTCTTCTGAAACCGAACTTGTTCGTCGTTTCGGAAAACCAAACGTAGATAGCTCTGCATCATTTTTTACAGCAGCAAACTTCTTATCTTACACTAATAACCTTTTGGTTGTTCGTGCAGATACAATCACTCATCGCAATGCTGTAGCTAACCCATCTGGTCTAGTTACTGCAATTCCTGTAACAGCTGCTGGTACTGGTTATACTGCTGTACCTACTGTTACTATCGGTGCACCACAAGTTGCTGATGGTTTTCAAGCTACTGCAGTAGCTGTTTTAGCTGGTAGAAATGTTACTGCTGCGACTGTTTCTGCTGGTGGTGCTGGTTATACTGGAACACCTACCGTTACGTTTACAGCACCAACAACTGTTGGTGGAACAGCAGCAACTGGAACAGTAGTTGTTTCTGGTGGAGTTGTCACTGGAATTACAGTTACCAATGGTGGTTCAGGATATACTACTGCACCAACAGCAATTATTAGTGGTACTGGTACTGGTGCAACAGTTGGAACAATTACATTGTCCACAACAACAATTGCAAGTATAACGATTACTAACAGTGGATCAGGATATACTACTGCACCTACAGTAACTATCACTGGTGGTGGTGGCTCTGGCGCAACTGCCAATTCAGTTGTTACAATTGGTGGCGTTAAAATTAATAACGAAGACGATTACTTAGTGACTTACGCTAATGGCGCAGGAACATTCGGTGAATTCGCTGCAAAGTATCCAGGAACTTTGGGTAACTCTCTACTAGTTTCTCTTGCAGATTCTTCAAGTTTTGCTACTTGGACATATAAAGCTGAATTTGATACTGCTCCAGGTACTTCTGATGCAGCAGCTTCAGTTGGTGGTTCAAACGATGAACTTCATGTAATCGTTATCGATGAAGATGGTTTATGGACTGGTGTTCCAGGAACTATTTTAGAAAAATTTGCTTATGTGTCAAAAGCAGGAGACGCTAAGAAATTTGATGGAACCAATAACTATTATAAAGACGTAATCAATTCTCGCTCACAGTATGTCTGGTGGATGGATCATCCAACTGGTTCAACTAACTGGGGCAACACTGTAGCAGGAACTACATTTGCTAATGCAGCAGCTGTATCTCGTTCTCTTGCTGGTGCTGTTGATAACTTAATTCCAACAGATGGTCAACGTATTGCAGCATGGAATCTTTTCTCTGATGATGCTACTTATGACATTTCATTAATCCCAGCTGGTAAAGCATCTACAACTGTTGCTAATGCTATTATTGCTATTGCAGAATCTAGAAAAGATTGCGTAGTATTCATCTCTCCACAAGATAATAATGGCGACATTATCAGCACATCAAACAGTGGTGATCAAGCTGTACAAAAAATTATTACTTACCGCAATGCATTAACTAGTACTTCTTACGCAGTTCTTGACTCTGGATACAAATATCAGTATGATCGTTATAACGATAAGTATCGTTATATTCCATTAAATGGTGACGTTGCTGGTCTATGCGCTCGCACTGATTACACAAATGATGCATGGTTCTCTCCAGGTGGTTTGAATCGTGGTCAAATCAAGAACGTAGTTAAGTTAGCAGTTTCTCTTGATAAAACAGATCGTGACAATTTATACAAGAATGGTATTAACCCTGTTGTTACATTCCCAGGAGATGGTACTGTTCTATTCGGCGATAAGACTCTATTGGCTAAACCATCTGCATTCGATCGCATCAACGTGCGTCGTTTGTTTATCGTTCTTGAGAAAGCAATTGCAACTGCTGCTAAGTATCAGTTGTTTGAATTCAACGATGGATTTACTCGTGCTCAATTTAAGAACTTAGTTGAGCCATTCCTACGTGATGTTCAAGGTCGTCGTGGTATTACTGACTTCGTTGTTAAGTGTGACGACTCTAACAATACTGGCGAAGTTATTGACCGTAACGAATTCGTTGCTGATATCTTTATTAAGCCAGCACGTTCAATTAACTTTATTACTCTTAACTTCGTTGCTGCTCGCTCTGGAATTAATTTCAGCGAGATCGGTGGCTAATTAGAGAATAAATAAAGAAAGAACAAAGGAGATTTAAATGGCAAATATTAGCGACTTCAAAGCGCAAATGATTGGTGGCGGTGCTCGCCCTAATCAATTCCGTGTTGAATTGGTCTTCCCAACTTACGTACCACTAGGTGTCGTAGCTGGTCAACGTGCTCAGTTCTTATGTAAGTCTGCTCAGTTACCAGCGTCCACTATCGAGAACATTCAAGTTCTTTATAAAGGTCGCCAAGTAAACTTTGCAGGTGAACGTAATTTCGCACCTTGGACTGTATCGATTTACAATGATACTACTTTCAATATCCGTAATGCTATGGAACAATGGCAATCTGGTATTCAAAGTTACAGTTCAACTGATGGTAGAACAAACCCACGTGACTATCAAGTAGATTTACAAGTTCATCAATTAGATCGTTCTGGCGCAATCATCAAGAGCTATAAGTTCGTTGATGCATTCCCAACAGTTATTGGTCCAATCGCATTAGATTTTGACCAACAAAATCAGATCGAACAATTTGATGTTGAGTTCCAATTCAATTACTTTACTTCTAATGCAACTGAGGGTGGTGGAATCAATCTTAATGTTTCCGTTGATACACCAATCGGTAGTTTCCCACTACCAATTTAACTTTATAATTAGGGTTTTTAATTATGCAAATTTTTGGATTTGAGATAAAACGCAAGCAGCCAGCAAACGAGATCGGAGCTGTAGTTACTCCGATCTCTGACGATGGTTCTACAGTCGTATCTACTTCAGCCACTTCCTATTATGGAATGGTTATGGATATGGATACGATCGTTAAAAATGAAAACGATCTTATTCGTCGCTACAGAGAAACTTCTCTATATGCTGATTGTGATGCTGCGATTGAAGATATTGTAAACGAAGCGATTATCGCTGAACCTGATGATCAAGCTGTAAAAATTAACTTAGATAAAGTTAAATTATCTGAGTCAATTAAAGGTAAAGTTAGAACAGAGTTTGACGAAGTTCTTCGTTTATTAAACTTTGATGACAAGGGTCATGATATTTTCCGTCAGTGGTATATTGATGGAAGAGTTTATTATAATATCTTATTAGATCCAAAACAACCTAAGTTAGGTATTCAAGAATTGCGTTATGTGGATCCTCGTAAGATTCGCAAGATTAAAAAAGTTGAAAAGAAGAGAACTCCGCAAGGAATTGATGTTGTAGTTAAGAATGAAGAGTTTTACCTGTACAATGATAAAGGTATTCAAGAGAATACTACACAGGGAATTAAACTCTCACTAGATTCAATTATCTACACTTCTTCAGGAATGGTAGATCAAAATACTGGTATGATGATGTCTTATTTGCACAAAGCAATTAAGCCAACGAACCAGTTAAAGATGATTGAAGATGCGGTAGTTATTTACCGCATATCACGTGCTCCAGAAAGACGTGTGTTTTACGTAGACGTTGGTAACTTACCAAAGTTAAAAGCTGAACAGTACGTAAACGATATTATGAACAAGTTTAGAAATAAAATTGTTTATGATGCCACTACTGGAGAAACTCGTGACGATCGTCGCCATCTATCAATGATGGAAGATTTCTGGATGCCACGTCGTGAAGGTGGTAAGGGTACTGAAATTACCACACTTCCAGGTGGACAAAATTTAGGAGATATTGCTGACATTCAATATTTCCAAACTAAATTATATCAAGCATTAAATGTTCCTTTATCAAGATTACAACCAGCCACTGGTTTCTCTCTTGGTAGAAGTACTGAGATTTCCCGTGACGAGATTAAGTTTAATAAATTTATTGCTCGTCTTCGTAAAAAGTTTTCTGGATTGTTTAGTGGTGCATTGCGTGTTCAATTAATTGCCAAAGGCATTATTCGTGATGAAGAATGGGATGTAATTGAACAGGCAATACAATATGATTATCAAGCAGATAATCATTTCACTGAATTAAAAGATAATGAGTTGTTGATGCAGAGAGTTACAACACTGCAACAAGTTGAGCCATACATTGGTCGTTTCTATTCTAGCACATGGATCCGTAAGAATCTATTGATGCAAACTGACGAAGAAATTGAAATTATGGATAAAGAAATGGCTGAAGATAAAGTTCAACAAATGCAGTTAGCCGATGAACAAGGTAGATTGGCTGCAGTAACTCAAGTTGCACAACAACAGCACTTAATGGATAATGGTCTTGGCGGAAACGAACAATCGCCTGACCAACAATAAAGGAGATATAGTATGAGTGATTCAGTTAGAGATTTAGTTGCAGCAATTGCTACAGGTAATGCAGTAGATACAGAACAAGCGTTTAACGCTACTATGGCTGAAAAGATTTCAGCGAAGTTAGATGATATGCGTGTTTCAGTTGCACAGAGTATGTTTAAAGCACAACAAGAAGAACCAGCCGTAGAGCAAGAAACCGAAGCTCCAGCTGAAACTGCAGAATAATGTACTATAAACAGTTTACAAAATCTATCTCTGGTGCGGATACCACTATCCGCTCTT